TCAGAATTGATGACAAAGTTAAAGAAGTTATCACTAAGATCAAGCTTGAAGAAGCTGAAATTGCCCACAGGCAGAATAACGTTGAAGGCGTTGCTCCGCAAGTTTCTGTAGCTACTTAAACCAAAAGCTACATCGCTGAAATCGCACTTTTACTGTAGGATCTCTTGCACTCTATTAAAAAATAACATATAATTTACACACTATATATAAATAAACTTTAAATGTAGACGCGTATAGTCGACAACCCTAGGGACTACATTTAAATATTCTAGGAGGAATATAAACATGGCAGCAACAACCTTTACAGGGATCGTTCGTTCAGAAAACGGATTCTCTGATATAACAAAAGCAGCATCAACTGGTGCAATTACTACTAACTCTACTTATGGCACTAACGCTGATATAGGTGGAACTTTAGATGTAACAGGTGTAACAAAACTTGCAGGAGCAACTACTTTAGTAACACCTTATGAATCTTTAACAGCAGCAACTTCTGCTCCAACAGCAGCACAAAGTGGAACTACTTTTGTTTTTAATAGAGCAGCAGGTGTAGTAGTAACTTTACCAGTTGCAGCAGTTGGTATTAGATATAAATTTATCGTTGGTACAACAGTTACGTCTAACGCTTTAACTATTAAAGGATCATCAGCTACAAATGGTTTTACAGCTTACTCAATGGTTTCTTTAAAAGATAAAGATAACAACGTTGCTCAAGATAAAATCTTTTTAGCAGATGGATCAGATGATGATGTATTTTCTATGAACGGTGGAACTACTGGTGGATTTTTAGGTAGTGTTATTGATGTAATTGGCGTAGCAGCAGGTGGAGCTAGTTTTGCAGCAGTATGGCATTTAAACAGTGACTTACTTATTGCAGACGGTACTTTAGCAACACCATTCGCATAATAATTAACAACTAGAGTGGGGCTTTGGCCCCACTTAGTAATCTTGATTAAGGAGGGATTATGGCAGACGTAGTAACAGGACCAACTATCATGCAAGAAAATGATGTTAGAGTGGTTATTAAAATAGTAAATCAATCAGACGGAACAGGTGCAACAACTGTATTTGGAGACGTGTCAGCAATGGCAACTAATGCAGAAGGTCAGTCTTGTTTACACTTAGTAATACAAAGACTTTGGTTTTCATGCGATACAGGTAACGGAGGAGATTCTTTTGCTCGTTTAGATGAAGAGGATGATGATGGAGATATACCTATTATTGGTTTAACAGGAACAGGTTATTGGGATTTTAGAGAATTTGGTGGATTAAAAACTGATAAATCAAATAACACTAACGAGAGCGATGTTAACTTTGTAGTTGCAGGTGCCGCAGATGCGGGTAACATGTACACAGTAGTAGCAGAATTTAAAAAATTATATTAAGGAGTAACTTATGGCCAACACAACGTCAGGCACAGTTACTTTTGATAAAACTTTTGCCGTTGACCAAATAATTGAAGAAGCTTATGAAAGGCTTGGAATACAAGCTAGTTCAGGTTATCAATTAAAAACAGCAAGAAGATCTCTAAATATTCTTTTTCAAGAATGGGGAAATAGAGGTGTTCACTATTGGGAAGTAGATGAAACAGATATTGATCTTATAGAAGGTCAAGCTGAATATATATTTTTTAGAGCAACTTCAGATGGTACAAGTGCAGTTACAACTCCTGCTAATACTTATGGTGTAGCAGATGTTCTTGAAGCAACTTTAAGAACTGATAGGACTGCTGTAGATCAATCTGATTCTGCTTTAACAAAAATTGCAAGAGCAACTTATTCTGCACAAGCAAACAAATTATCTAAAGGAACACCTTCACAATATTTTGTTCAAAGGTTCATAGACAAAACAACTATAACAATATATCCAACACCGGATGCAACTAATGCAGGTAAAGCAGTGCATTTCTTTTTTATTAAAAGAATAGAAGATGTAGATTCAACTTATACAGATGCAACAAATGTACCTTACAGGTTCGTACCTTGTATGGTTTCAGGACTTGCGTTTTACTTAAGTCAAAAAGTAAATCCTCAATTAACACAAACAATGAAGTTATTATACGAAGATGAATTAGCAAGAGCATTAGCAGAAGATGGCTCTGCAGCTAGTACATTTATAACTCCTAAAAATTACTACCCGAATATATAATGGCAATAGGAAAACATTCAAAAGCAATATCAGATAGATCAGGAGCAGAGTTTCCTTATCGAGAAATGGTAAAAGAATGGAATGGTGCTTTTGTACATAAATCAGAATTTGAAGCTAAACAACCCCAATTAGAACCAAGAGCACACTTTGGAGATATACAAGGTTTACTTAATGCAAGATCTGATAGAACAGAAAACCCTGTTGCAGTAATATTAATACCTAATCCTTTTGAAACAATTGCAGCCGCATCAGGAATAATTAATGTGTCAGAACAAAATCATGGTAGATCAACAGGAGATACTGTAAGATTTAGAGGAACACCTTCAGTTGCTGGAACATTCACAGACCCTTCAGTAGTCGATGGTATTTTAGGATCAAACATTGCAAAAGCTGCAGGTTATTCTATTACAGTAGGTAAAAGAGATTCAAACGGAGTTATTACAAAAGTAACAAATTTCTATCACTTTACTGTAGACACAAACACTGCTACAACAGGTGGTATATCAGGAGGAGGAGAGAATTGTTCGGCAGGTCCGGCAACTCTTACAGCATAATGGCAGGATTTACTTACGCAACATTAACAGCAGCAATTTTAACTTATACGGAAGTTAGCTCAACTGTATTAACAAGTACAATTACAAATCAGATTATTGATAATGCAGAAACTAGAATTCTAAGAGATGTACCTATCGATGCATATAGAAAAATAACTCAAGATAATCTTGTTCTTAATCAAGAACACGCTCAAGTTCCAGCAGGAGCTTTATTTGTAAGAGGTGTACAAGTGGCTGATTCTACATCCGCATTTAATAATCCTATATGGTTAGAAAAAAAAGATGTTACATATTTAGATGAATTTAATGGTTCACGTACTACAGGAAGACCTAAATTTTTTGCTATGAAAGGTGGAGCAACTGGTGTTACAAGCACAACTTCAGGAGCTATTTTACTTTCACCAATTCCTAATGCTACATATGTATTTAAAATTCATTATAATGTTAGACCTACAGGTCTAAGCGCATCTACTACAACTAACTTTATAAGTTTGAATTTTGGAAATGGTCTGTTATATTGTTGCTTAGCAGAAGCTTATGGTTATTTAAAAGGACCGATGGATATGTTACAGTTGTATGAAGGTAAATATAAAGCTGAAGTTCAGATGTTTGCTGGAGAACAAATTGGAAGAAGAAGAAGGGATGATTATACGGATGGGACAATTAGATTACCTATTCAGTCACCCTCACAATAGGAATTAAATTATGGCATCAACATTTACAGATCTCGGTATAGAAATAATGGCAACTGGCGAGAACGCCGGTACATGGGGAGATAAAACTAATACAAATTTAAACATTATTAATACAGCAATAGCAGGTTATGTAGAGCAATCTATTGCAGGTAGTGCAGCTACTACACCTTTAAGTATTACTGATGGTAGTGCAACAGCCGTAGCTCAAAATGCTGTTATAAATTTTACAGGAACAATATCTGGAAATCAAATTGTAACTATTCCAAATTCAATAGAAAAAGTTTACATTATAACTAACTCAACTTCAGGTGCTCACACTGTTCAATTTAAAACAGTTTCAGGAACAGGTGTTACTTTTTCAGCAACAGACAAAACATCTAAATTAGTTTATTCAGATGGTACAAATGTTGTAGGCACAAATTTTAGTTTAGCTGTTCCAGCAGACGAGATTACTACAGGTGATGCAGCTTCAAGTTTCTCAACATCATCAGGTGCAATTACAGTTGATGCACAAGCAAGCACAGTATCAATAGATGGACATACTGGTGTAACAATAGCATCTTCTAATTCAGGAGACATTACATTAGATTCAGTTGCAGATATAGTTATAGACGCAGCTGGCGGAAACATAGAATTTAAAGATGCAGGAACTACACAATTAAGTTTAGACATGGATGGCACCGCAGGTGCACAAGTTGTACAATTACGTGTAGATGCTGATGATTTAATATTTAAACAATTTGACGGAACAACAGTATTAACTTTAGATGATGATACAACAGTTAAAGTTGCAACAGACTTAACAGTTGGGGATGATCTAAGTTTAATTTCTGATAGTGCAGTATTATCTTTTGGTGCTGATAGTGAAGTAACTTTAACTCATGTAGCTGATGATGGATTATTACTTAACACTGATATGCAACTTCAATTTCGTGATTCTGCAATTAACATTAGATCAGACGCTGATGGTGATTTAGATATTAACGCTGATGACGAAATAGAATTAAACTCAACTTTAATTGATATTAATGGCGCTGTAGATATGTCTTCTACTTTGACTGTTGCAGGAGTTTTAACAGGTGCTTCTTTAGACATCTCTGGCAATATAGATATTGATGGTATAACAAATTTAGACGTAGTAGATATAGACGGCGCTGTAGATATGGCTTCGACTTTAACTGTTGCAGGCGTTTTAACGGGAGCTTCTTTAGACATCTCTGGTAACATAGATATTGACGGTGTAACAAACTTAGACGTAGTAGATATTGATGGTGCCGTTGATATGGCAAGTACATTAACTGTTGCAGGTGTTTTAACAGGTGCTTCTTTAGACATATCCGGTAATATAGATATTGACGGTGTAACAAATTTAGACGTAGTAGATATTGATGGTGCTGTAGATATGGCTTCAACTTTAACTGTTACAGGAGCGGCAACTTTTAATTCCACAGTCACAGCAACTGGATTTGATGCTGGTGATGGTAACATAACAAATGTCGGAGATATTCAATTAGATTCTATAACTGGAGATGGTGATACAAACACGTCACTTACTTTTTCTGGTTCTGATGTTATTACAATAGCAACAGGTGGTGCAGGGAGACTAACAATTGGTGATGGAGCATTATCTCCAGTTACAGACAATCAAATAGATTTAGGAACATCTTCATTAGAATTCAAAGACGCATTTTTTGATGGTACAATTACAACTGACGCATTAACTGTATCTGGTGCTACAACATTAGCAGCAGGAACGGTAGCTGTAACAGCACTAGATATTGATGGTGCGACAGACATTGGTGCAGCAATAGTTGATGCTGATTTATTTATAGTAGATGATGGAGCCGGTGGCACAAATAGAAAAGCTACTGCAGCAAGATTAGCAACATATATTAATGCTACTGCAGGTTCATTAACCCATAAAGAAGGTGGCACAAATTTTACAAACAGTTTATTAGTAGGTACTCTTTCAACTGGAACTTTAGATGATGCTAATTCAAATACTGGAGTTGGTGTAGGAGTATTGGGAGCATTAACTACTGGAGATTGTAATGTTGCAGTAGGTTTTAATGCTTTAGATTTAAACACAACAGGTGGTTTTAATACAGCAATAGGAGCGCAATCTTTAGAAAAAAACACAACAGCAAATTCTAATACAGGATTAGGTTTTAAAGCCTTATGTACTAATACAACAGGAGCAGAAAATACAGCCGTTGGTCAAGTTGCTTTACTTGCAAATACTACAGGTGCTAGTAATGTAGGAGTTGGTAAAAGTTCTTTAACAGCTAACACAACAGCTTCAAATAACACAGCAGTTGGTAAAGATTCTTTAAAAGCTAACACAACAGGTGCAGAAAATACAGCAGTTGGTATGCAAGCTGGATGTGCTAACACAACAGCAGCTAATAATACATCAGTTGGTCATTTTGCACTTAAAGCCACCACAACAGGTGCAAGTAACACAGCAGTTGGTAAAAATGCTTTAACAGCAAACACAACAGGAGTTCACAACTCAGCATTTGGAAAAGGTGCTTTAGATACAAATACTACAGGCGCAGGTAATACAGCAGTTGGAAAAGGTGCTTTAGATTCAAATACTACAGGTAGTACTAGTGTTGCAGTAGGTTGTGATGCTTTATGTTCTAACACAACAGCTAATAATAATATTGCAGTTGGTTGTGGTGCTTTAAAATCAAACACAACAGCAACAACTAATACAGCTGTAGGTCATTTAGCTCTTTGTACTAATATAACTGGAGAGGAACTTACATCAGTAGGTTTTAATGCTTTAAGAACAAATACAGGATCATTCAATACAGCAGTTGGGTCTAATGCATTAGCTTGTAATACAACTGCTGGAGCAAATACGGCAGTAGGTAGAAATTCTTTAAGAGATACTACAACAGGTTCTGATAATACGGCAGTAGGAGAAAGTTCATTAAGAGAAAATGAAACAGGTTGTTGTAATGTAGCAGTAGGTGAAAATGCAATGACAGCCAATACAACAGGTTGTTTCAACACAGCAACGGGTAGTTTCTCACTACACAATAATACAACAGCATCATGTAATACAGCAGTAGGTCTTTTTTCATTAGCTTGTAACACTACAGGTGATAGATTAACAGCAGTTGGTTTTTGTGCTTTATTAGCTAATACAACAGGAGTTAATAGTACTGCTATGGGTTGGTGTGCATTAAGAGCAAATACTACATCAACAGGAAACACAGCAGTTGGTTATTCTGCACTAGAAGATAATACTACAGGAAATTTAAATGCTGCTTTGGGTTATAAAGCATTAGAAGAAAACACAACAGCAACTGGTAATACAGCAGTAGGTGCTTGTGCTTTACTTACTAACACAACAGGTGCAAATAATGTAGCAGTAGGTAATGATTCTTTAAAAGCTAACACAACAGCTTCTAGTAATACTGCAGTTGGAGGACAATCTTTAAAACTTACAACAACAGGTGCTGCTAATGTAGCAGTTGGTTTTAGAGCTATGGAAGATAACACAACAGG